CCAGGACAAACCATTGACATCCTCCCAATGGAAAGCACACACGAACTGCGCGAAGCGTTAGCCGACGCTGTAGACAAACTGTCACCCGAAGAAGAATGGATATTCAACATCCTGTTCATCGCAGGTTTATCGTTACGACTCGCAGGCAGAGTATTAGGCATACCGAAAACGACGTTAGCTAGACGACGCGACGCTATACGACTCAAACTTTTAGAAGATCTTACAGAAAACACCGAGGTTAAAAAATGGTTACACAAAAAGAACGTAAAACCCTCATCGAACGAGTAACAACAGACGGACCTTACACGTGGCAGAGCGCAGCTCTCAGAGCCGCTGTGATAATCGACGACTACTACACGCCACGCGACCCGTCAAACAACACAGCGCTCGTGGATTTAAGAAAATATTTAGACTACATGGTGGACAGACGAGACGGCACTTGGTTAGCGTGGGCTTGCCTAGCTGAACGCACACTACACGCAGCTATAGACCACGGTGTGACCTCGTGGGCTACAGGCAGAGGCAAACCACGTGCTAAACAACTCGTTGGTTTCCTCACAGAAAAACAGAAAGCATACGGGTACGAGAACATACGCCGTTTCGGTCAAACAGGTTTATGGGTCAGGTCACACGACAAAGTAGCACGCATGGAAAACCTGATAGCAATGCACGCAGACCCAGGTTGGGAACCTTTAGCTGACACTTTCAAAGACCTGATCGGCTACTCGATCATAGGCATAATGTTAGACTTAGGGACTTTCAATCTCCCTGTCAGTGGGCAAGTCATCCAAACAAGCGTCAAGCATGTTGATTAAAGAAGCGACCCACAAACCAAAAGAAGACTGAGCCTCGTCACTACCATCCATTCCAGCGAAATAAGTAGCGACAAGGGCATCAGCTTCATCGTCATCAAACACTAACAGTAACCCAAGTTTTCCATCAGAGGACCATTTTGCGTGAGTTCCATCATCAGTGTCTAACACTCTAGACGTTGCTTGAAGATTGTCGTAAATCTCCTTAGATATTTGCCAGCCTTCTGCGTTCAGAAACTCCTGCCATTTTTCTTCAACGTCAATGTTTTCTTCCATCGTTATTTAGCTACACGATCCTTAACGAACGTCTTAGCAACAGACACAGCAGCAGCCAAGCCAGCTATACCCGCACCTTTCGCTGACGACAAGTCAGCTACAACAAACACACCAAGAAACGACTGGGCGAATGTCCAAGCCGCTCTTTCTAATAAATCGGTTAAGTTTTTCATTTTTTTTTCTTACTCCTGTTAGCTTTATCATACGCTATAGCAGCAGCCTGATCCCGCTTATAACCCTCCGAGATCAGAGTGCCTATGTTCTGAGAAATAGTTCTCTGATCCGATCCTCTTTTCAGAGGCATCTTCAGTACCTAGGTTTCTTAGGTCTACGACGTGCCATTAGTCGTTCTCATCAAACTTGGCGCGCATACCGTTACCCATCCGTAACATAGCGTCACCAGTTAACGTACCCAGATTAGCTGTAGGGCGTGTCACACTCGACACGACCACACTCTCAGCTTTAGTGCTGGGGGTAGTACCATCTAAATTGTGAGGCATCTTAACCTACTTTCCGAAAGGGCGACCGCCGTGAGCGGCGTTACCCAATTTAGTGTTCCGCAAAAACGATGCGGCTTTCTTAGCCTTCTGACTCATATCCCACATGTTGAATGAAGATGTAGAGTTATAAGGCTGCTCATCTTGTGAACCGAACGTTTCTTCAAACGTCCCGTATCCTTCACCTTTTGGCATAATAATTTTCCTTATTGTATAAACAGGCACCCGAACGTTTCACCGTTCACCACACCTGTAACCTTCAAAAAACCTTGTGTCTTTTGAAACTCTCTGACAGCGGACACAGTTTTCCTACCATAAATCCCATCAACAGGACCTGGTTCGAAACCTCGTTCCACTAACTTTCCCTGCACTAAACGCACAGGTAAACCACGGCTACGGCTAGGACGAGACAACGGCCTCTTTTTAACCTGCTCGTGTAAATCTTTAAAGAACTGAATGATCGCAGCCCAATCAATTTTCTCAGGTGCGTCTACAACACCCATACCGTTCTCAACCCAGTCACCTAACGCATCACCTGGACACGTCGTGTAGCCCTCACGACTCTTTTTACGATGCGTCGAAACCCAAAGCCCTTTGCCGAAATGGTACTCAGCGGCATCAACAACTGTTTGTAAAGAACGTAAAGCACTGTCGTTAGGCTTGTTAAAACCCCAACCAGTAAAGCACACACTAATGGAACGACTGTTCCAACCTTTAGTCCCCGCTCCACGATTATCCCAACCTCTCCCTTCAAAAATTACGCCACTCTCATCAACCAACCAGTTGTAGCCAATACCGTCCCAACCTTTACCCATGTGGTGACGTTCAAATGCTTTAACAGCATCAGAGTTCTTAGGCCCGTTCTCCACACCAGAGTGGTGAATGACCACGCCTTGTACTTTCGCACGGTTAAGTTTGTCGAATTTTCCTTTTGGTGGCGGTTGAGCGCCCCATTCTTTTCTTGAGATGTGCTTCATCTATTTATACTCCGTTTTGTCCCGCTATTTTCGTCGGTTCTCAAGATCTTGTTGATCCCGTATGTCTTTTTCAAGTTTCTTTTGATCCTCATACCACGCATAACGATCATCAGCGTCGGTATGAAAACGCAAACTTCCACCAAAGAAGAAACTTACCATAGTAGAAATCCAACGTCGTTCTTTAGCTGTTTCATTAGGCCAAATTCTACGAGATTTACCCAAAACAGCATTGAAAGCTTCTAAAGTATAAATGTCATTATCTCTCATTTTCCACTCACCCTTAGAGTTACGTTCAGCGCGCCCTAATTTTTCGAGCGTTTCCATAACACCAGGTATCACAGTGTAAATATTAGGAACTTGTTGAAACCTTCCTGTTAAAGGCAAGTCACCAAAAAGTTGTTGATCGAAATGAAGTTCAATAGGCAATTTTACAAACGGAGCAAAACCTTGAGCCAACTCAGAAGGCGCGCTTTTAGGATCATTTATCATTTTAGCAAAACCTTGAAAAGGTAAATCTGGGTTAGTCATAGCGCGCCCACCTTTAAACATCAATGGCAGCTCTATACCCCAACGTTCCAAAACATAACTAGGCCACAAATTTTCTTCACCTATATCTAATTCCAATTCGCCTTTGAGTTGAGCCAAACGTGAATATGCAGCAGGATTTTTACCCATTGATTCTATTAACACAGGAATAATAGATTTTTGCCATTTCCAAAACGGATAAACTTTTTTAATTCTACGTTCAAAATTGGTCAGATCAGCGTAATCAAAATGATATTTAGAAACCAACCCGAAAGCCTCATCAAGAGATTTGCCTTTATAAGCAATAGCGTCAAAAGCAACAGCGCCACGCAACATAAATTCCATTCGCTCATTAGCACGCCTCATTCGTTGAAAAAGATAAAAGTCTGCACTAAAAGGATTTAACGTACCACTTTTACCTAAAGCATCTGACGCCACTTCAGACACTGCTTGACCTCGACCGATAATACCAGCATCAACCATTGAAGAAAAAATTCTTAAATCATCTGGTGACGCTGTTCTATTTGATTTGTTACCAAACACTTTTTTTAACGAAATGGTGTTACCTTCATCACGCAAAATTCTTGCACCATTAACCAGCTTGTCGTAAGTCGTAGGCCCTTCACCTCTGCTAACAGCCGCCCTTCGCATCGAATCAAGCTTTGAGTGTAGCCCCATCTCGATACCAGCTATACCAGAATTAATCCACACACCGCCTTGTCCGTTTCTTAAAATAAACCCTGGCGAAGCTATAGCACCTGCTTTCCACCAGTTTAAAAACTTACCGTAACCTTCTAAAAAATCTTTAACATTTTGAGGATCATTAATGCGAGCTGAAGCTAAAAAAGCATCATCAAATACTTCTTTAAATTCGTTAGTGTTAACAGACAAGTAATCATCAAAACCTACTTGAGTCATGCGATTAGAGTTAGCTATATTATAATTTTCTTGAAAACCTAAAATACTTCGCTGGTTATTAATATTCTTAATAGCTTCAGCTTGACTCTCAGCGGCTGTCAACTGGACTTTCAAATCGGGACTTGCTTTAGCGTTAGCAATATCTAAACGCAAAGCACGAATCTTATTATTTTCCACGGTGTTAATCATGTCTTCAAGGTTGGCTACATTCTCAGACGCTTCACCATAAATACGGGCTTCAACTCCTAAAGCTTGCTGTAAACGTTGAACTTCGGTATCTATCAAATTTTGTTGAAAATTTATAGCATCTTCTTGGAACTTAATATAATTTTGAACTTCAACAGGGCGATTAACATACATCCCTGAACTGAAAGCATCTTCAATGTTTTTAATTTCTTGATCTATTAAACGTTGAGCTTCAAATATTTCTTGATCGTTGCGAGATAACTGCATCCACGATGCGTCTAATTCTGTGTCTAACTTTTGAGCTTCTTTATAAATTTTTTCCCACGCTATAAAACGTTTAACAGCAGGATCTTTACGATCAAAACCTTTAGGCAAAGGACCTAAATCTAATTCACCTTTAAGTAAAGCCTCCAACCTTTTCATACCAGCAACAGTTTCGTCAGCTAACAAAGCTTTCGATTGTCCCATGTTGTAAGATTTTAAAGCATTACCAATAGTGTTAATGTTTCTTTCCAACTGTGCGAACAGTGCAGGATTATCTGCAACTGCTTGAGCGCCACGAACAGCAGTTAATATTTTGTTAACCTGATCCAATTCTTGTCCAATGACAGAAGATCTCGCAGCGTAAACTTTGCTTTGTTCAGCTAAATTTTTTTGAATCCCACTGATAGCCCGATTAGAACCAGGCAACATGACTTCAGGCAATTCAGATACTTCCTCCATCAGATCATCGAGTGTTAATTGAAGCTCATCAAGAACCCTGCGAGACGCAGCGGCATCTAACTTAGCGCCTTGCTCCAAATCAGTTATTTTATTTTGAGCCTCAACAGCTATTCTGCGTTCTTCTTTTAATTTAGCTTTGCTAGTATCAACTTTTTGTAAAGACTTGTTTAAACGTTGCCACAAAACTCCTTGAAAATTCTTTCTTGATATTTCTCTAGGAATAAACTGGCCCGCATTTTCTAAAGATGTAGCCACTCTAGTGTCAGACGCTAACCTACCTAAACGAGCTATGTACCCTTCAGCTACTTTAAAGAAATCATCTTCAAACATTTGTTTCCATTCATTCCCAAATGCTCTTTGACCTATTTCTTCCATTTGTTGCTGAACCCCTATACCCACTCCTTTAGGTCCAGTTACATCAAAAAGTTCTTCACCATAAAATTCTTTTTTATATAATTTAGCGGTGCGTTTCAAACCCATATCTTCAACAAGCTTTGCATATTGAGAAGGACCCACATAGGTGGGGGATCTAAATTTTCTGCTAGGCGTGTTAGGTTTAAAAAAATTGTTTTTATTTTTCACATTGCCTTGTTTCAACATTCTTGAAGCAAACATGTCATTTATTAAAGGCTCAAATCTTGCGTCACCCGCGATGTCGTCAAAACTTGTTTTAGCATTATCCCAAAAATTTACAAGACTTTTATGAAATTCTATTCCGTCATTACCTAAACTGCGTATAGAATCAGGTAACGCAGGGTTAACTACTTCACGACCAGCAACTACAAGAATGTTACCTGCCTCATCTGTCAAATAGGTGGGTTGAGCAGAAGCTAACTGAATATCAGCAAGATCGACACCCAATTCATCAGCTTTTGAACGAATCATGTTCATTTCAGAACCCAAAATAGTTTCTATTGTGCTTTTAGCTACACTGCCTTCATCTCTTATAGCAACTAATTTTCCTGCAAGTAAAGCAGCATCAGGATCGTCAGTCAATACAGGCATTTGTCGAATCTCAGCTTTAGTGTTTACTAACTTTTCACCAGCTCTAACAAGTTTTAAACGACTAGCACCATTTAAAAGCAAACCAGGAACAGAAGCAATAGCTCCAGCAATTCCCGCTGTGCCAGGTAAAGTCACAGCTTCTACAGCCATTTTAGAAGCCATACGAGCAGCTTCTTTTATAGGATCATCCAACAATTTGACAGCCGCTTTGCTGGCCTCATCGCTACGACGCATCAACCGCATAGCTTGCAAAATTTTGTCATTATTTTTTGCAACCCAACCTTTGTTTTGACCTAAAACAAAATCAGGTAATTGTTTAATTCTTCGTTGATCCCATTTTGCACCGCCTTTGCCACGTGTAATAAAATTCATAGGATTTTCTACTACTTGACGACCAAACCTTCCCGTGCCTGGCATAGTGAAACCCATACCTGCCCGAATACCTATTTCATCTAACGCAGTTTTACCGTTAGGCATTTTAATTGTGCCAGCGGAAGCTGTGCTTCTAGTCGTTTCAACTCTTTTAGCGGCTTTAAGAAACGCCTCAGATTCTTTAGCAGTTTTAGCAGTATTAGAAGCAGTTCTTAAAGCTTCTGCTGTTTTAGTAGCATTAGTTAAACCTCTAGCTGCTACCCCAGCCATTTTGCCGTAAACCACGGGATCAAAAGTAAAGTCTAAAATTGCTCCAGGAAGCCACGAGTGTTGGTAACCTATATCTTCTAAATATCCTGTTACACCTACGTCTCTTAAAACTTCTCCAAAAAGATAATTGTCTGAAGTTTGTTGCCACCAATCTGAACCTGAAAAACCTTCGCCTTGAAAAACGTCTGCGATTTCTTGAAATGTTGAAGCTACTGCAGCACGAGGTGTGTCTACAATGTCGAGAAAATCTCCAAACCTGCCTAAGTAATCTATGTCACCAGATCTTTGGGGTTCAGGATCTTTTGCAACAGGTAAAGGTTTTGTTATAGGTGCAATACTTCTAGCACGTTCTAAAGCTTTTGTGATACGCCCATCGGGACCTGTCGCTGCTCGCTGAGTTGCTTTAGCTCTTTTTAACGCTTCCTCTATTGGAGAATAAGCCACAATTAATCACAACTTAATCGAGAATTAATTAGTGTATTTGTTGCCAAAATTAGCAATGTTAAACAATATTTTGTCAAAAATGTTTGACTCGTTTTCAACTTCTGTATCCATTTCTGCCGCTGTTTCAGATTCTTGACTTAACATTTCAGCCATTGCTGCTTCTAAGTCTTCAGCAGAATAACCAACTTCTCCACCGTTATCAGCAGCCGTAGCAGCCGTTTCTATGCCAGGTTGCAACAAAGTGGGAACAAAAGATTCTCGCGTTGCTTTTAGTTGTAACATAATGTCAGCAGCTAATTGTGAATCATCAAGATTAGCAAGCAACCAACTAGAAACGTCACCATCAGAACCTATTGTGAATCCTTGATATGGGTCAGACAAAGATTCTTGTAACGTGTCAAAAGTATCTTCATCTATGTCTAAATTTTTTAACATGTCATTCAACACGCTAGGCAACAAATCACGATAAGGGTATTTGTTTTTCAAAATCTGATTTAGCCTCTGGTTAGCATCTAACCCCGTATAAGGATTATCAGGATCAAACGGCATTAATTGACCCGTTAAAGGATCGATACCTTGAGACATGAGATCCATCATTGTGTCATAGTTGTCGTTTTCCATTTTAGCAAGCGAAGATTGTAAATCGTCTGCACTCTCAGCTATTGCTATACGCTCCTCAGAAGCTCTCTGCTCACGACCTGATTGAATACCAGGAGTGTCTACATTCGCGTACTGACCTGCAAACATAGCGCCCTCAGGGACACCAGTGAACGGAGATAACAACTCGGATGACAAACCACGCTCACGAGCCGTTTGACGATCCTGAGCAGCCAACATAGCAGCACTCAAATCCATCTCCCTCGCTGTAGACCGCAAGTCCTGACCGAAACCACCAAACACAGCTTCACCCAACAAAGCCCTGTCAGCATCAGCGGAAGTGCCTATGCGACCAATAGCATCCAAATAGTCTCGTTCAGCGTCGCGACCACCCTGATAGGTGGCATCCATCATAGCGAACTCGTCAGCTACCAAACCAGGATCTATGCCCGCTGCTATCAACTGGGCGTTCAAAGCATTTCTGTCAGCATCACGTTCAGCTTGTGAAGCAGCCATCTCGCTTTCAAACCCTGTCATAACACCTGCTTGTTCAGCTAGAAAGTCGTTAAAAACTCTTTCACGTTCCGTGTCGTACAAAGTTTGTGCTGCTTCTATGTCTATTAAACCTTCGTCTAACATTGTTTGTATAGCGGCTTCTCGTTCAGATAACGTTGTTTCAACGATACCTAGTTGCCTGTCTAAAGGACTGCCTGCACCCATACCAGCCCCTACACCAGCTCCTGCTCCTGCTCCTGCGCCTGCGCCCGCTCCAGCACCTGCACCAGCACCAGCCCCTGCGCCAGCTCCTGCCCCTGTGCCAGCTCCTGCGCCTGCACCAGCGGGAGTGTAGTTACCTTCGACCCAAGTGCCTTTACCAGCTAAAGCATCTAAATAATCTTGCTCATTATTAAAAGCACCTAAAGTTTCAGCTAAATCAATTCTTTCTTTTTCAGTCATTAAAGACAAATCGCGCAAATACGCATCCACATCACTTAAACCAGATTGGACTACAGGCGGGTCAGGGTACGGAGGATTATACATGTCCGCACCAGCACCAAACTCGTTTGCTACAACTCGTGCAATAGTATCTAAAGATTCAGCATCAGTAGGCATTTGAGGGTTAGAAGCATACATAGAAGGAGTGTTGTCCGTTATGCCACTTTGAGCGTCTATAAGCTGTTGAACCTTAGCCCAATCGACATCAGCTAAACTAGGGGTTCCACCCACGTTAGGGTTATTAACAGTCATACCTGAAGAAGCTAAACCTGAAGAAGCCGCACCAGGTTGTTGAACAAAAGATCGTGGCATAGTGCCACCAACATTAGGATTAAAACCTGCCATGCCAGCAGAAGCAGATTTCATCGCAGCACTAATACCTCTTTTAGCAGGATCAGAAACATTACCAGAATTAGCAAGATACTGGTCTAAAAGATCAGCGTCATAAACTTGTTGAATCTTTTTTATTACAGGATCTTTAGCTACAGTTCTAGGAGTTATACCACTAGGAGAATAAAAACTACCCGTAACATTAGGACCACTAGATTGACGAGGCTCAAAACCACGCTGACCAGGATCTTTAGTAAAACCAGAACTCAAATTACGAACGGCAACACTAGAAGTCCCGCCACGTTGACCAGGATCCATCGTTCTTCCGTAATTAGCTTTTCTTTCAGCTTCTTTAGCAGCTAAATATTTTTTGTACGTAGCACCACCTTGAACGGCGTTAGCCCGTGGGTCTAATATTCTACTTTTTCCTCTATTCGCAGGATTTTGCGCCATTACGACAAAGCCTCTCTAATCTGAGCTGCACGCTCCGCACGACCAGAAGCCGTACCCATCACATCCTCAAACCTTGAACCAGAATAATCACCATAAGTGTTAAGATTCTCCAAAGCTATATTAAACAAAGCCTGATCCAAAGCACCCCTAGCCTCAGAACGCTGACGATCAAACGCAGCAGCCTGCTCCGCCAACGCCATGTTCTTCAAACCAGAAGTCTCCAAACCACGACTAGCAAACTGGGCTGAAGTACGAGGAACCTGCTTCTTATAACCCTTAGTCATATCAAACTTGTTTTGCCCGTAATTAGTCAACGCACCCTTCTTAGAGAACGTAGTACCAGCCAACGCTCTCGACAAACGCGCACTCGGTGTAGTCCCATAAGGGTCACGAAGATTATATTTACTAATAGGATTAGTCCCGAAAGACGGAGCAGAACCAAAAGCCATACTTACCACTTCACCTTATTAGCCCAATAAGCAGCAGACATGTTGCCTTTCTTAATGTTCGCACCATGCCTGGCTTTAAACGAACGTGAACGAGCAGTGTTGCTTTTGTCACCCGTCACACCCTTTTGACCAAAACGAATCAACTTTACTTGACTACCTTTTTTAGCTAAAACAGCGTGAGATTTTTTAGGATGATTAGGCGTTCTTTTAGGTTTGTTGTAACCCGAAAACTTTTCGCCCGCACGTTCAACAGTCATTTAGTTAAACACCTGACCCGCAATAACAAGGGTGGCAGTGTCCACAACAACATTGAGGGTGACAGCCCCCGAAGACCCACCTCCGCTGAGAGCAGTACCAGCACTGACATCCGAAATGTCGCCCGTCTGCCCTTGTGTAAGACGCTGGTTTATACGTTGTACGCTCATTGCAACACTCCTTATCCAAAGTAGGTGATCTGAATATCAGAATCTGATGATCCAGCCCTGATGAACTTCACATCATCAATATCGTTCTCATACAAATCCATAACACTGTACGGATTCAAATAGTGGCCTACAGAAGCTGTCGGTGTACCCCACCTGACTCTTATAGCTTCAGCACCATTAGTTAACATCGCCGCAACAGCACCAGCAGGTCGTGTGCAAGCAACAGCACCGCTAGACACTGTTAATTGTTGGTCACCTATAGACTCTCCGTACTGTGAGGCGTTATATCTTATTCCTGCCATGTTTCTCCTAACCGCCTAACGCCGTTACGCGGGCTTCTAAATCATCCAGCTTCTCCTGGATTTTTAATAACTCGTATTCAAGTGAGCGAGCGTTCTCGCCAACCATTTTTCTTGTAGGCTGATAAACAACTGCCATTAGTTGTCCTCCAGCTCGTCTATGCGTTCGTGAACCATAGTGAACTCTGTTGGAATCCACGCAAGCCCAGCCACGATCTGTTTCATATCTTCCACTTCTTTAGTAACAGCGTTCATGTCGGCTGCTATCGCTTCGACTATAAGACTTGGAGCAAATCTGTCCAGATCATCAAGGCGAGCAGCGTGTAAATTAGCAATACCATTTTCATTTTCTCTGACACCATCAGATATTTCATCCAGTTTCGCTAAGACACTAGAATCAGTACCAGTGTTCTGTTCAATAACAGCAACCTTTGCTTCCAAATCAGAAATTTGGTTAGCGACTGATGC